ACTCCCGGCGGTATCTGCGTATCCGGCGGTATCGGCTTTCGCATGTATTACACGGCCATCCATATATGCCTCCCCCGTGTCCGGGGAAAAACGAAATGAATGCCCTTGCTTGCCACGCGCCCCAGAGAGCACGATTACCCTTCTTCCGCCGTCAACAACCTGTTTTATTTGTATGTCGTTGATTTGGAGAGGGCTATCCGCCACAAGTTCTCTCGTGCCGTCTTCATAAGTCACAGCAGCAATGGACGTGATATGTCCACTGCTATTTTTTGAATAGAATTGCGTGTATTTAGCGTTATCCGATGCGCGCTGTATGACATCGAACCCGCCCATGATCACACTGTTTTTGTCGCCAAGAAACAGGCCGCGCTCAGTATTGGTAGAGGGTGCAGCCCCGATCGCATTTTCAAGATCATTGATCTGGATGCTGCCCGTCATGACGCCGCCGCCAGTTGAGAGTGCGGGCTTGTACTCCCCACCTCCTGTCAGGAAGCTTTCATGCTGCCCGGCATCGGCAGCCGGTACAAGGCCGCTTGTCCCGGCGGTCGATGCCGTCGCGCCCTCGTACTCAGGCACGGAAAGAATACATAGACCACCCGTACCATCGGGAAGGGCTTTAGAACGTGACACCCTGACGCCGTCCCCAATGTAGTTTGTCTGAACGAGTTGTTGCCACGGCTGCCATGTGCCGTCGCTTATGCGTCGGCGCGACCATTCAGGCCCCGCCGTACCCATACGCGAGTAGATTTTCTGAACCGCCGCATTGGGGTTTGTAGCATCGCCGAACACACGAAGGACATAATATCCGTCCATCCCATTCATCGGCACATTGGTACAGTTTCCGGAGTAAACAATGTATGTGCCGGATGAGATAATATCGTTCAGATCGGTCCCTGCAGGAAGCTTGGTGCGATAGTCACCAATCTGCCCCCGCGCACTCGCCAGATCCCCGAGATCCCCACCAATCGCCACATCTTTCACGGTGATCGCGCCGTCCGCAGCGGCCTGCGTGGTCTTCCCGTCGAGCTTCGCGGAGAGTGTAACGTCACTGGACAGCGGGCCGCCCCCGGAGAGGCCCGTACCGGCAATGATCTCGACGCTTTTGCGGGCCAACATCCCGTGCGCATTCAGATCGGCATCGTGCGCAGCAATTTCGCTTTCAACGTACTGTTGGGAGGCCAGAGCCTGACTGGCGATCTTGATCTCGACGAAAGAGGCATTGGCCGAAGGAAGATGAAACCTTTCCAAAAACTCGGCGGCCTGTCCCGTGGAGATCAGCGGCTTGTGCATCTCGTCATGCGGGCCGACGGCGACGAGCTCGCCGTCTTCGTCGAAAATCCCCCATTCCCGAATCCAGAATCCGCCGACATTGTTTGGAATAACAACATCAACGAGCAAATCGGTGGGGTCATCCGGGTTCGCCATGACGGCATTGGCAAGCCCGCGCCAGACTTCGTGGACAAGCCCGGTCTGTGATGCACTGACCAGAGGGATAGTGCCGTTGCCGTCGCCGACGGCGACGTGCGTGAGAGCCTTGCGGGTACCACCCGCCCGGAATGCCGTTTCCTTATCCAGACCTTTTTGCGTCCAGATCCCTTGCAATGATGTTTCCGCCATAACTACGCTATCCTATGTTCTATGGTGACGATCTGCTGGAGGGCCGCTCCAAACGCCAGCGGTGCTGGCTGTGGTGGAAGCGATTCCTTTTCCTTCACGAAATGATCAACGATAACCGTTGACTGTGCGCTTGCGCCAAAGCTCATGGGAGCTTGCTGCTCAACGCCGAACTGCACCCATCTCAGCTTCGAGCGGCCCGGCTTGTACTGGTCAGCCAGCGCGAAGACGCACTCCACGTCATCAGCAGCAAAGTCCGCCGGAGGCTTGAGCAGGCGAATCTCGAAATGTGCGTATAAATCCGGATTCTGGTCACGGCAGTTGACGATCCTGCATGACCCAAAGCCGTATTCCCGTAAAATCTGCGGCATGCCGAAAGTCTTCGGGCCGAGCCGGTGCCACGCGAAGGCCCGCTCGACGCGCAGCCGGAACTGCCGGTCGGAGTCGAAGCGCGTCCGCTCAACGCCCCGCGAGTCCCCATACAGCGGGATCAGGGCCTCGTCGGCTTTCGGCGGAAGGAACTGCGCCTGCAACCAGCGCATATCCTTCGCCGTATCGTCCGCGTAGCGGCAGATGCCGTGCGTCAGTGCCGCGAGAGCACCGACCTGCGTGATGAACGGCAGGGCCAGCCTGTCCCGACAATAGCGCCAGAAGGGTGATTTATCGGTATAAAAGCTCATCGCTCGCTCACCCACTTCGCCGTCACGGCCACCGACTTGAGCACGGCCAGACCGTCCGCTGCCACGGTCACGTCTCCGGAGGCCAGCGAACCGCCCCAGACGATGCGCTTCACGCCGGTCAGCGTGATGATGCCCGCCGCCAGCCGGTCGCGGATGACGTCATGTCCGATGCCGAAAGGCACGTGCCCGCCGGTCTGGGAAGCGTCCCTGGAGAACATCGCTCTGACAAAGCCCTCCGCCGAGAGCTTCAGGGCAGCCTCGTCGCCGGAGTACAGCTCAAGCTCAAGCTGCACCGCGACTTCCACGGGCGTCGGACCTTTCACCAACAGATCGTGATTGATCACGATCTCGGTGTTGACGGCTTCTTCCACGGCACTCAGCAGATTTTCCGTTGGAATGCCCGCCGAGCCGCGCACGATGACGTCGATAGTGCCCTCGCCGCGTGGATGCTGGTCGGCCACGGCGGCTTCGATGCAGCCTTTTACCGACAGCGCGGCGGACTGATAGGCGGCGGACGTCACACCGGCGCGACTGAGCCACGCGTACATGTACCTGATGCGCAGCTGCTCGTCCGACTCGTCCGAAGCCGCTTCATCCGTCAGCCAGTCAGCCGTATTGCCGACCCGATCGATGCCGGACACGGGCGTCACCAGCTCGCAGATCTGTCCGGCCCCGGCGTTCGTTTCGGCACCGTACGCTTCGGACTCCACGAGCACGTCGGCGTATACCTCCCCGGCCTGCACCACAGCGTCGGCAAGCGTCACGTAGCGGTAGACCTCGCCTTTGCCGTCCGGAAGCGTGCGGACGATACGGCCCGACGGAATCGGAATATTCTGACTCTCCGGCGTCTGCTCCGAGCGATAGAAGCGCACACATCCCTTGGCCTTCGTCGCGGCCTTACGCTGGATGCCCACCTGATCGCAGTGCAGATCAAGCCAGTCGCCGCCGGAGAGCAACGGGACGGCCTGCGTCAGCAACGCCTCAAGCAACTGGTAGAGCTGGAAAAACATCCATGCGACCAGCTCAAGCAGGCCACGGATCACGCCCTTGTTCAGGTTCATCCGGGCGGGAAGCCAGCCCTTTGCCTGATACTCGTCCTGCACTTCTTCAACCCGGGCGAAGAGCCCGGAGCGGACTTCATCAAGCGTCTTGGATACGCGAGGCAAGGAGAGCTTCCGAAATGTGGACATCTTGGATTACCGCCGTCTGTGTTGATTTATCGATCTGCAGCACCAGATTGAGAGGATGGTCCTCACCGATGAACGTCCAGCGCACCCAGGCCGTCAGCCGCCGCTCGTCCCAGAGCAGCACGGAGCAGGACACGGAGCCGAGCGCCACCCGGGGATCGGCTTCGACCCGCATCACGACTTCGGAGCAGAACGCGGCGCGGGTCGCCTCCGTGCTTTCCTCAAGTATCCAGTCGTGGACAAGCGAGCCGAACTCATCATCATAAAAAAGCGTGCCGAGCCGGGTGAAAAGGCGCAGCCTGATGTCCTGCAGCCCGGTTTCCACGCCATCCGTCAGGATCAGCTCTCCGGACGCGGCGATCTTTGCCTGTCCGGCAGCGTCAAGGGCGATATCCTGCCCCCAAAGGTCTGGTGAAGTGCTCATGGGCGTACACTACCCCGCGCGCCGGAGGCTTTCCGGAATCCTCGCACGCTGTGCAAACAAAAAAACGACGCCCGGAGACGCCGTTTTTTTCACTCAAGATGAGAATGGGATCAGATGCCGCCCCCGCTCCGGCTCCCGGCGTGGCTATTACCGGAGACGGAGGAGTCCCCATTGACGGTAAGACCGCCGTTGACCGTCAGCGGGCCGTTGATGGTAATACTGCCGTTCGTGGTACGATGGGCGTTTTCCGTAGTCTGCCCCGTGCCGCCGTCGCTTCCCGTGCAGGTTTCATTGCCCTTTTTGACGATCTGCGGCGCATCAAGCGTCAGCGTACCCGCCGCCGTGATGGAAGCGTCGCCTCCTACCCGTACTTCCCAGTTCGCCGGGGAGAGCGTGATCACGTTGTGGCTCTTATCTATATGGATGGATGTCCCCGGCTCCTGCTGAACGATCAGCTCGGTCAGCCCGCAACTCGGAGCGCCGTTCCCTTGCCAGCGGAAGTTGCTGATGCGCGGATAGTTCGGGTCGCCGTCATAGTAGGAAAGATCGCACAGCGTGCCCGCCTGCGGCGGACAGACGACGCCCCGGTTCGGCCCACCCCAGAGGACGGGAATTTCCACGTGCGGGATGACCGGCTCATTCGGGTCCGGCTGCTCGTCGTTCCGGAGCGGCTGCACGTCGGCGAAGTACTGCCCGTCGCTGGCATAGGCGGTCACGACCTTGGCCTTGCGGGTTACGCGGTAGTACGAGCGCAGATCCGGGCGGCACAGCTCCACGGCCCGCTTGATCATCTTCAGAGGATTGTCGCTCATGCCCACCCCTCGTCGCTGCCGTAGCGGATCGTCGTGGTGTCATGCTCGCCGAGACTGTGTATGACCTCCTGCGCGCGGACAAGCTCGGAGAACTGGCGGCGCGAGTCCCGGATGCGCACGATACGGCTGTGCGTCAGGCCGGGGATCACCGTGGCCACCACTTCAGACATGCCGGATGGATTCGGGCTATGCGAGATCAGGTTCTCCGCACTCTCAATGACCGGGATGTCTCCCGGCTCGTCGCCGTCGGACCAGTACAGCCCAGACTCGCCAAGCCACACGGCGTGCTTCGACATGTCGTGCCCGAAACTCGCATCCAGCGTCGACGCGAGCTGCTTGATGGCCATCGCCACGCTCACCCCGGAAAAGACGATATGCGGGAGGACTTCCGACGGGATGGCGATGTCGGCCACTGGCAGCCCCGTGGAAGCAAGAAGCCTGCGGGCGACGACATCGGCGGGCTCTCCATACATGGCTTCAGTGACTTTGGTATCGAGCAACGCCTGCTCCCTCCCCACGGCGACAACGCGCACCGCATCCTCCCCGGCCATTTGGAAGTCGCTGACCGTACCGCTCCAGTCGTGCCATGTGCCGCCCTCGCCACGGTGGCCGAACCGGATGCGCACAGGCTGCTTCTTGGCCAGCACGGCCTGCACCGAGCCGTCGGTATCCGGGACGTCCAGCTCGCAGCGCGAGACGATGGCCCGGCGGCGCAGCGCGAGCACGATGCGCGGTGAGCGCAGCACTTCCAGCCCCCCAACGGTGCAACGGATGTTGAAGCCTTCGATCATGCCTGCTTCCCCGCCACATCGATGATAAGACTGTCTGCTTCCGGGGAGTTCTTTTTGGCCTTTTCCGCAGCCTGCTCCTTCAGCTCCTTCGGCGTGGGCGTCTTGGCCTGCGCCTTCTCGATCTTGGTGACCGGCGGGTTGTGCTCGACGAAGCCCAGCGTCACCCGGATTTCGTCGTCGCCGTTGCTTTCAGCCGACTGAAGCTTGGAAAAGACCACCTGACGCACGCCCCGGGCCAGAAGATGGCGGTTGGTGACCGTGTACACCTGCGGATTGGCCTTCTTGTCGATTTTGCGGAAAAGACCGGAGACCTGCTCAAGCTTTTCGTAGCACTGAGACTCGCTGTCGGTCAGCAGTAGCATGGAAGCCATGACATCCGCGTCGTCAAAGCCCTTCGGCGTCTTCTTCTTGCCTGACGCCCCGTCTTTTTTCTGCTCGTCGAAGCGCACCTTGCCGTCGACGCGCAGCTCCGTCAGGATGCCGGGGAGCTCCGTGTCCCCGAGTTTGATCAGGCCATCTTCAAAGACGATCAACTTGACCTGCTTCTCGTCTTTTTGTGCCGCGTCTTCGGTCGCGGAGCCGGAAGTCGTCTGCACTTTTTCGCTCATCATGCTTCTCCGTACTGCGCCATGTCGCCCATCAGCGCGGACGCGAAGTCTTCTGACTTTTCGACATTGGGCAGGTTGAGGTTGCTGATGGTGATGGTGGTTGTCTTGTTTCCACCGGAGCCTGGCCATTCCGCCCGACGCCGTCCATAGGGGGGCTCGGCGACACCGACGTCAGGCTCGGCGATCTTCATGTCGGACATAGTGAGCTGCGGGGTCGGCGCGAGCGGCTGGACGACGCCCTGCGGCACGGCATTGGTGTTGATTTCCGGTACGGGGCTTCCGCCGCCGAACAGGCCGCTCCACCAGCCGCTGATCGCATTGCCTACGGAACCCAAGGCCCCGGACACGGACTCATAGAGCGACTTCGCACCGGCCATGACACCCTCAGCGATGGTGGACATGAGCCGAGAGCCGGAGAGCGTCAGAGTGGACAGCGGGCCCTCCTTGGCGTCGGAAAACGGCAGCAGATTGCGCACGGCCTGCAGCGCGTCGGCGACCGCGTTGAACGGAGCCATCGCCATGCTCTTGATGCCGTCCACAAAAGTCATGAGGAGCTTGGCTCCGGACTCGAAGAGATTGATGCCGTCAAAAAACGTCATCACCTCGCCCCACGCGGCTCGGATGCCGTCCCCGACGCCGAAAAGGTCGCCGAGAGCGGCAAACCCCTCTCCGAGACCGGCGACAATACTCCGGAGCGCGTCAGCCGCACCGGTCATGTCGCCTGTAAACAGCGATACGACCAGCCGGACGCCGTTGACCAGCATGTCGATCCCGTTGACGGCCGCCTGTATCGCCGTTGTCAGGACATACAGGGACGCTGCGACCACATTGCCCACGAGATTTCCAAAGTTCTCCCACGCGCTTGTGCCCGTTGCGACCTCACTGCCGAAGAGCTTTGCAAACAGCGGGGCAACCGCCGACCAAAGCTGCGAAAAGGCGGCTCCGACGCTTTCCCCTGCCTTGATCAGTGAGGAGAACAAGCTCTTGATGCGTTCCCAGACCCTGCCGAAGGCCGCAGCCAGCGTATCAAAGCCTGCGGAAAGCGCGTTCCAAAGTCCGGTGTAATACTCGCGCAGGCCGTCGCCGTAGCCCCGTATCACGGCAAGGCCCATGCCGAACGCTCCGGAAAGGTTGGCGCCGAGCTCTCCGGCAAGCCCGCTGGCGGCATCGACGCACCAGCGCAGGCCGTCGGTCAAAAGCGCGATACCCTTGGCGACAAACGTCAATGCGCCCCCTGCGATGTCGCCCAGCGTTTTCCCGAGCGCCCGCCAGCCGCCGGTAGCCTTGCCGACTTCGTCTCCATCCATGCCGCCGAACAGATCGCCGATGGCGTCCATCAGGTCAACGACGGCGATCTTTACAGGCACAAGGATCACGTCGACTTGATGCATGGCTGCGGAGATACCGTCCGCCATCCCCGCAAAAAACACCCGGATGCGGTTGACGATGCGCGATACCGTGGTCACCAGCCCGACCAGCCCCGCCGCCTTGATCTTGGTCGCCAGCTCGCCCCGGATTTCTCCGGAGCCATCCTTGAGGCTCTGGAAAACGGCGATGACACCCTGCACGACCAGCTTGGTGTTTGCCCACCAGCGGTCAAGCGTGTCGGCTATGCCGCCGAAGTTGCTCCGGTAGGCCAGATACAGGGCCCCGACCACGGCGATGAGCGCCCAGAACGGCGCGCCGAGCCCAAGGACAGCGGCCTTCAGCGGGAGCAGCGCTTTGCCTATCATCGGCCCCACGGCGGAGAAGAACCACATGGCGGCGGAGAGCGCCGTCAGGCTCACGAGCAGCGTGGAAACGCCGCCGATGACCGCGACCAGCCACTGCCCGAACGGAGTTTCCACCACCATCCGCACGGCATCCGCCAGATAGCCGAGGAAATTCGCCCCTGCGCTGATGGCGGGCAGGAAAATCGTGCCGATGGAGATGGCGAGGTTGGTCAGCTTGTTCGAGAGCAGCTGCAGCGCGTTCGCCGTCGTCTTGGACCGCGTTTCGTACTCGGCCTGCATCGACCCGGCGTACTGGCTGGCGTCCCCGACAAGCCCGAAGGCTTGCGAGAGGTTCCCCATATTCTGCAAAAGCGGAGCAATCGCGCCCAGCGACTCCTGCCCGAACATCTCAGTCAAGAGCGAGGTTTGCAGCTCCTTCGGCTTGTCGGCAATGGCCTGCAACACCTTGAAAATCGTGCCCTGCGCGTCGTTTTGCATGTCTTTCGCTATCTGCGTGGCCGAAAAGCCGAGCGACTGGAACGCAGCGGCCTGATCCTTGCTCATGGCGCTGCCTTTGACCAGCGTCGTCGTGAAGTTCTTCAGGGCCGTTGCCGCAACCTCCGGCCCGGCTCCGGAGGACAGGAAGGCCGCACCGAGAGCGGCGACCTGCGTCTCGGCAAGCCCGGCGGTCATAGCCACCGCACCAACACGCTGGACGACTTCGCCCAAATTGGGCGCGGTGGCATTCATATTGTTCGACAGATGGTTGACGGCATCGGCGAGTGCGTAAACCTGCGGAAGCGTCAGGTTCATGCCCGCCCGCCAGTCCGCCATCATCTTCCCGGCCTGATCGCCGGTAAGGTCAAAGGCCACGCCCATCTTGGCGGCCTGCTCGGCGAACTCCGTCAGATCCTGCTTTGCAACGCCGGACTGGGCGGCGGCAGCGACGATGGCGGCGATGCCGTCGGCGGCCATCGGGATGCGCCCGGCCATATCCATGATCGTGCCCGACATGGCCTTCAGCTCGGCGTCCGTCTCGAAGTTGACCACCTTGGCGACGTCCGCCATCGAGGACTCGAAGGCCATCGCTTTTGCCGAAGCCATGCCGAGCGCGCCCATGACCAATCCCGCCGCCAGCGCGACCGGAGCCATCGCCAGCGCGAGGTTGCCCATGCGTGCGCCAAGGCCCGACGTATCGAGGCCGAGGGACTTCATCGCCCCCTGCACCCTGCCGAGCGGATTTGAAATCAGGTCGACCAGCGAGAGCGTTGCAAAAACAGAAAAGACTTCCATCACTTCACCGCCTTACTGCCATGAACGGCGCGGGCGAGGTTTTTGAAAAGACGCTCCTCAAGCCATTTGGCTCTGGCGAGCTGGAGAATCCACTCCTCCAGCTCGTCCGCCGGTCGCTCGTGAAGCAGAAACTGGATAAGCGCGTCCCCCTCGTCAAAGGGGGATAAGGCTACTTTCCCAGCTCGTTGCTGATGCCCACGCCTTTGAGGATTGCCCCGGAAAGCGTGGTGGCAAGGCCGGGATAGTCTTCCATCGCCTGTGCCAGCGCGGTCTTGTCGTCGGGATGTACGGTATCGAGGAGGAGGTTGCGCGAGGCGTTCGCGGCGTTCTTCGCCGCCGTATCCTGCAGTCGCTTGATCTGTACCTTGTTCGGCTTGGCGAAGCGGAACGCGCATTTCACTTCGGATTCTTCATCGCCCTCGCCCCACGGGTCCTCGAACGTATGGGAAAATGCGACGTACTTGCGGGCTTCGGGAGTGGATATGGGTGTTTCGGGAGCGGACATACTGCGCCTCCTGTGGCGGTTAATGTTTCAGATGCGCCACAATACCTCCGCCGGGAGGAGTTTTCCGGAAACCTCGCACGCTGTGCAAACAAAAACGACGCTTTCCGGAAAACGTCGTTTTGTGCAGTCAAGTTGAGAATATGGCTACAGCTTCAACCCGCTGGTGGCCTTCTTGGCTGGCGTCCCGTTCCAGATGATCGGGGAAAGGATGGTGAATTCGCAAGTAACCGCCGAAACGTTGGAATCGCCTTGTGAGCCGCCACCGCCGTCGAACTTTGTGATTTTGCAATCCGGGAGCGTGTCCGTGATGCTTCCCATCTCGTCGTTGGCGTAATTCACCACGATGGGGAAGGGTTTGTGGTCATAAATGCCCCCGCCGCCGGACGCCGCCAGCTCCTTTTTCAGCGGTTCCCACTCGTCGCGGTCGAGTACGAAAGAGCCGCTGGCCTCATAGTTCGTGCGACCGTAGCCGCGAGGGATTGCGCCTTTGCCGTAGCGGGCCTCAGCGCCTTGCCCGTCCGTGTATTTGATCTCGGTGATGCCGATCGCCACCCCGGAAGGAAGGGCCACGGAAATGTCCTCCCAGTCATATTGCCGTCCGTTGATAGCCATTATTCCTCCGTCCAGCCCTGCGACTCGGCGTACATCATGCCCTGAGCCGTGAGCTTGTAATGTTTGCGGTACCGCTCGAGGTGACCGAGCTCCACGCCGCAGGAAAGCACGGCGGCGAGCTGCCCGGTTGCCGCGAAAGGCTCCAAATCCTTGGGGCTGTAGTACGTATTAGGATGCTCGACGCGCATCTCATACAAAAAGCGGTATACCGCCTCGCGGGAATGCGTGATGTTCATTATCCCTCCAGCCGGGTATCGCCCCGTGTGCCCGCGTAGGCATAGGAGGCGTAGAGCTTGATCTCGCGGATGATGCCGATGCCGATGAGCCGAGCTTCGACCGCCACGCCATTATTCACATAGTCCTGTCCGGAGGGAATCGTAATCTTGTATCCCGCCAGCTCCTTGGGCATGGCGGCGACCATCGTGTCGAGCGCTCCGGCGATGTTGGCCTTGAGGTACCCGAGCCCGGTAGCCGAGTCCGGCAGCACGGGGTCCAGATCATCGTACATGGACTTCAGAGCCGCGATGCGCATCTTGCGGATAGCCTTGAAGACGATACGCAGAACTTCTTCGTAGCGGAAGTCGCTGGTGGCGTCGGCCATCGTCCGTGAGTCGCCCCAGTATGCGCCGGACAACCCCGCGTACTTCTTCGCGGTGAGATAGCCCGCATCCTCCAGCGTAGGCTGCACGGTCTCCCATCCGTCGGGAAGCGTGCCCTGGCTGATGTTGCCGTCGCGCACGCGCCCGGTGGCCCGCTGCACGGGGATGGAGACGACGCGTCCGGCCTGTAAGCCGCCCCAGTTACGCAGCTTTGACAGTCCCGTGGTGTCCACGACTTCCCCGAACTGGCAGCACACCTGCACGAAACGGGAGGCGAAATCCTGTTTTTCCGCAAGCAGATACGCCGCGAAGTCATTCAGGTCTTCATCGTCGCGGGGCAAGCGCGTCTCGCACTTGAAGTAGGTGGGCCGGTGCAGGTTCCACAGCTCGTCGGCCTTGACCGACAGCGCCGACCAGTCCACGGAGTCGGAGGGGGCCGCGATGTAGACGAACTCCACATCATACACGGACAGAGGCGATTCCAGCGCCGCCATGACGTCCACGATGCTCGCCTCCGGAGGAAGCAGCCGGCAGGAGTAGATCGTGCCGCCGACATAGTCGCCGGCGGGGAAGGCAATCGTCACGCCGAGGTCGGTGGCCACCGTCCCGTCGACCGGGATGGTCCTCACCTTTCCATAGGTGTCGCCGCCATCAACGGAAAGCTGGTACGTGGCCGCATTGCGGCCACCGCTCTTCACGATCCGGATGGACAGCTCGGCTCCGGCCTGCACGCTGCCCGAGACGGTGACGAGCGGGCTGGACGCATCGCCGACGCGCTCCACCGGCCCCACCGCGCAGCGCACGAGGAAACGGATGCGCTGCCCTTCTTCCAACGCGGCGTTCTCGGGGAGCAGGAGCGTGGCCCCGGTCGCTTCGGCGGACTTCCCGACGGGCAGCTGCGCGGCAGCCGTCTCCGGAGAGCCGAAGGTCGTCCCGCCGTCCGTAGACACCTTGACCGTCGCCGTGCCGACCTGTCCGGCGGCGACCACTTCAACCACGATATCGGCGTTTTTCTGCGGCACGCCGGAGACGGATGCGGCTGGGTATACGCCGTTCCCTCCGCTCCAGACCGGAGCGGAAATATAACCGCCCTGCTGCCCCCGCACGGGGACCGCGACCACCACAGCCTCCTGCCCGGCGGTGGCCAGCACGTCGCGGAGCTTGTCCACCAGCGGCCCGACCCCGAGCAGCCCGGACAGATCGGAACGGGAACCCACAAGGTACGCCTTGCCGACTTGCCCTTTCGAACACACCCCGGCGACCATCGCCTTACCGTCGACCCCGCCGGGCGCGAGCCCGCTGGTGCCGTCGACCAAGTATTCGAGTACGTCTCCCATCTACAGCCTCCCGCCGCCGAGCGGACGTCCGGACAACAGCCGCAGCGCCGCCGTGAATTCCCCGTCAGAGACTTGTTTGTCGGACTCCCAGTCCATGAACCGCATCAACGCTCCGACCTGCCACGTCGGGGTACGGTGGCGCTGCGCGAGCTCGTCCAACGCCAGCAGCCCATTCTCGTCTTGGGTGACAAGCTGCTCGGGGGACGCGTCCGGTACGGCCTTGGGCTCCACAGCCGCTTCGGGAGCGGCCTGCGCTTCGGACTTTCCGGTATCCTGCGCCGTCTCTTCAATCTTTTCCTTTTTCGTAGCCATACGTTTACCCTTTCCCGATTTCCGGGAGGCTGATGTTCACCTTCGTAATCAGGCCTTCGCGCCGATCCGACGTAATGCGACCGCCCAGTGTAATGACAAACACCGAGCCGATTCTTGTAAAGATGCGCAGAGCCTTGTCGCCAACCTGCGGAGCCGCTCTTCGAGCGTAGGCGGCGCGCTGGACCCGTATCCGCACGTAGTTGCCTGCCGCATCGTTGCCGCCGCGCGGAAAGGCCGTGACGAACGCCTGCGAGAAGGCGGCAAGCCACGCATCGGCGGCGGCATCGTCCTTTTTGGTGTCCGGGGCCAGTACGTTGACCTGAATATCAAGGTCGACTTCATAAAGTTCCCACTTGGTTGTCTGGACGGGATTGTCCTTTCCGCCCCTGATGATGCCGAGCCTTCGGCCCGTGCGCCGGTAGCGTGCCGGGAGCACCTGATATTCGATGCGCGGGCGCGGGAGAGTAATGTTGTCCGACAGCGGCGCGGGGATGACCCGCTCCGCCGGAAGCCCGGCAGCCGCTGCCGCCTGCCGGATGGCTTCAAGCCCGAATGCCTGAATCATTTTCTGCCTCCGGTCAGCGCGTCGGCGAGGAAGTCGCCGACCATCTCCCTGATGTCTTCCGCATCCTGCTCGCTGACACCAAGAAACGGGCGGGACGGTAAGTCCACGGACAAGCCACGCCCGGCTCGGCCTCCCATTTGGTGGATGCGGGCATACTCGACGTTGCTGCCGACCATCACTTCGTCGCCGGTCGCCAGCTTATCGATGGAGTCTCGCAGGTTCCCCATGTTCGTCAGCGTCTTGCCGCCCTTGCGGCCCTTGATCTTTCTGCCGCTGCCCTTCAGCAGCCGCCCGTCCTTGCCCCTGCGCACCGGAGCGCGGCTGTCTTCGGAAGGCGTGGCCCGGATCGATGGCTTCCACGCCTTGCCGTCCGGCCCTTCCTCATCCTCAAACCGTTGGAGCGTGCTCGAGACCATCATCTCGCCGATACCATCCATGAGCATCTGACGCTCGGCAAGCCGTTTCGCGGCACCGAGCAGGGCCTTGTCCAGTCCGCCCCAGTTCAGGCTGACGCCGGATTTCGCCATTTCAGAACCCCCGGAAGTCAAAGAAGGGTTTGGGGCTGGACACGGCGAACGTCGGGTCTTCCCGGTCGGGATGCGCCTCATCGAGCGGCAGCTTCAGCTTGCCGTCCCGGATGTCCTTGAGCATCTCCGTGCAGTATTTCCACTGCTTCTGCAGGGGAATCCACTCGTTGTCGTCAATGGCTTCCGAGCCGACGAGCGAGGTGATCGCTTCCACCGTCCGGTAGGCGCTGATGACCGAGGCGATGTATCTGATGATATCCGGCACCGACGGCCACGGCTGCGGATAGCGGTAGGAAAGCACGGTCGCGATCTCGCCGCTCACTGCCTCAATGGTGCGCTCGACAAGGCCGGGGTTCTGTTCCTCGCAGGCCGCCACATAGTTGGCAAGCAGGAGATCGGTTATCTGGTCGCGGGTGCAAAACAGCATGGCATCCCCTTTGCGGGCGTTTAAGAATAGTCTAAGACTAGTCTTAATATTCAGCCCGGCTCGTTGTCCGCCCCGGCCCTTTCAAGGGCCGGAAACGGCGTTTTTTCGGATCAGGCCACTGCGGTGCAGAGACACACCGATTTCGGCGAGCGCCCGGGCACGGGCTTCGACTGCGCGATGAGCGTGTAGCCGGAGTCGTCCTGCGACTGGATGGGGATGATGTGCAGGGGCAGCGCCGCGTTGTTCGCGCTGATGCTGTCGAGCGCGCAGTACCAGATCGTTCCCGGCACGTCGGTGGCCACGGCCATGAGCGTTTTGGCGTTGAGCTTCGGCACCCACTCGCCGGACACCGGATCGGGGTAGGTTTCGGACAGCGACGTGATGACGTAGCCGCCGATGGTGATTTTTCCGGCACCCAGCTCGATACGGATGGTCTGCATGTTGGCGGTGGAGAGGTAGCCCTGCGCCATGTCCATGATCGTCTTGAAGACGGCCCGACCGCACCAGAAGCCGACATTGCTGCCGACGCCCGCCATCCGCACCTTTTCCTCCATATCCACGAGGATGTCGTAGAGGTCGGAAATCTTGCTGGATGCCGAGAGCTTGGTGGTCAGCGTGTGCGACAGCGGAGAGCCGTAGTCGAAGCTGAAGGCTTCGGAACGCCCGCCTTCGAGCTGCACGGGCCACGCGACCTTGCCGGTGGTGAGCACGGTGGCGCTCATGCCTTCGGTCGTCAGCCGGATCGTCCGGCGGATCTGGTCGAGCTTCGCGGCGCGCCACGCTTCCACGGCCTGCGAGTTGTTCATGATCACCCGCAGATCGTTGAGCTCCGAAGCCGTCACAGAGAGCTTCACCTTGATCGGCAACGGGGCGAAATACTGCGTCTCGAATTCTTCGCCGCCGAGCGCAACGGGCATGCCGTTGCGTCGTACCATGGGCACGGTTTCGACAACGCGGCTCAACTCGCTGATGCCGAGCACTGGCAGAGGGTGCGCCGGACGGTTGGTGAAAAAGGTATCCATGACCGTGGACTTCAAGGGCGGCAGCGGCTTCAGCGACTGCACCACGGCGGACGGATTGAAGATATTTTTCAAATTAGCAAGCATATCGATTCCTTACGCGGCAAAGATGCCGTTGTGCATGAGTTTGGTGAGCGCGAGGATGCCGGGAGCCGTGCTGCCGGTCGCGCCGACTTTCAGGACCCGCGTCTTCACGCAGCCGTGCACGATGCAGATCGCGCTGGTCTCGGACTCGGGGTCAAACCGGTCGTCGACCACGGCGCAGGGGCTGACCGTGTCCGTCTCCGCCCACGGAACGTAGGCGTGCTCGATAACAACGGCGCTCTGATCGCCCGTGCCCTTCACCTCGACCTCTTTCAGCAACACGCCGGGTTCGAGCACGGCGGTCACCACGGTCGTATCAATGGGCAGATACTTGCGGATAAGCGGATGCTCGTCCGTCCCGGCGCGTTCGCCGGAAATCTTGTATCCGCCGAGTTTTCCTTCAGCAGCCATGTCGTCCTCCTAGAGCTTGGCGGTGTAGTCGGCGGTCTCGTAGGCGGGAACCGCCGGGCCGGAAACATGCGCTGGCGTGACGCCTGCGGAAAAATCCATCACGACGGACAGCGGTTCGCGGGCTTCAAGCTCGCGAAAATAGCGCTCCTCGGCGGAGAGCTTTTCGACCGTGCCATCGGGGGCCGCAAAGTCGAACGTGACCTCCACCCCGGCGAGCGACGCCGCGAAGTTCAGATGATAGGCGCGGTCGGCGGGCTTCACCCTGCCGGACTTGACCAGCGCATCTATGCGGGCTTCGCGGGCCTTGACCTCAATGCCGTTTTTGTACGCGGCAAAGTCGCTGGCCGTTTTGGCTGCAGCGCTTTTTTCCGCTTCCAGCTTGCCTTTCAGATCGTCCCGCTCGGTCGTGAGCGCCTTTACCTGAGCCTGAAGCTCTTCTACGGTCATAGTGCCGTCTCCTTGTGCAAAGTTAATGGTGACCGCATCATTGCCCCCGGACAGGGAGACCGGCCCGAGCCCGTCGATGGCGGGGACGGCGGCTCCGAGCAGCCCGACATGCCGGAGTGTCTTGCGGTCGGGCATGAGGGACATGGACACGTATTTATAACGCCCATCCTGCACCAGCTGGCGCACCGCGTCCGGAATCTGCGCAATCTGTGCAAACAAATTTTTCCCCTCCCGATGGACGGACTTGACCCAGCCGAAGGCCGGATCGCTCACTGCCGGGTGGCCGAAGACGAGCGGCGCTTCGCGGTTCTTCGGATTGTAGCTGGTGGCGATGGCGTCAAGGTCGGCTTCGGAAAAACTCTGCGGACGGCCCTGCGAATCAGTGAAATGCCCCGTGCGGGCGATGGCGAGACGAAATGTCTTATCCATGTTGACTCCTTAAAGGTTGATGGGTAATCTGTTTTGACAAAGGCGGCGTATCCTGAGCCCAGAACAGGCTGGGGTCGCAACAAGGATGTCGTCTGCGCCGGGGCCTGTCTCCACCGGCGCTTTTCTCATCTTGAGAGCACGCCTCCTCCCCCCTCTCGAAAAAGCAAAATCCCATTGCGTTGCTGTTCAAGGTAGGTTGCAGCCTTTTCGAGGGTAGCCTTCGCTTTGAACACGGTAGCTCCGGACCAGTAGCGCCCACCTATCCAATTGAAGGCCGAGTAACCGCCAAAGGTTTCATCGCCTTCTGTCCTGAAAAGGCGTATAAAACGGAGGGTGACATACGGCTTTCCTGACAACTTCATCGGAACCTGCCAGACTTCATACGGATTCTTGATAGTCCGGGCCAACAAACGCATTACGGGGCCACGCCCTTCCTTATTCGCCTTAAGTCCTATCAAATTCTGGTTCTTATCCTTCTTAAACAGAAGGCTCTTACTGATAAGTAGCGGCGTCCGCAGCCACGGCAGCCGGAACAGCGTGCTGTCGTCCAGCGACTTCAGGCCGAATTCCTTGAGGAACGCCAGAGCATAGGCTTCCTCGGTCATGCCTTCAGGCAGGATGTCGGCCTTTTTTACCGGCAGGATGTGCTTGGGTGCGAGCGTGATGAGCGGCGGCAGGCATTCCTGCCCGTGCCCGACGATGCGCCGGACCTGCGCGTCCGCGAAATCCGCCGAATCCGTGCGCGGCAGCAGGCAGAGCGCCGTCCGGACTAAATCTTCTCCGGCGTCAAACGGCACTTCCTGCGGCGACAGCCCCGCCAGCCAATCCTTGCCCGGATTGTTCCGAAAGCCGTCATCCGCACCGGGCCGGGCGACGTGGTGCTCCATGCTCGTCTTCGGGTCGGTCCACACGCTGTCGCCGGGAATCTCGGTTTCGACGTTGAGGCCCCGCCGCCTGACCTGCCCCTTGGAGAGCGCCTGCACGGCGCAGCGGCACTTGAAGCCGTTGGGCGGGTAATTCTCGGCCCAGAAGGGATGATCCGCCGGGAAAACCTTGCCGGACAGCATGGCGTGGGAAGGCCGCACGCGGGAATCACCCACGGTCACATACCGCCAGTAGGGCAGGAGCTCCTTGACCGCCCGCTGCTTGGCGTAGCGTCCGGCGGAATAGGCGGACTGCATGCTGGTGCGAAAGACGGTCTCGACGCGGTGGCCCTTCCAGCCCTCGCGCTCAATGACCTCGGCAATGCGCTTCTTGAAGTCCGCCAGCGTCTCGCCGTTTTCGAGGGCCTCGGCAATGCCGCCGTGGACAAGGTTCACCATGTCCATCTCTGCAAGCCCGGTGACGTAAAAGGCCCGGCTGCGCGCCCCTTCGCCGAGCGCCTTGGCCTGTGTCGCCGTGAGCTTGGCGCGGGACTGCCAGAAGGCGATGGCGGCGTCAGGCTGAACGGGCTTGGCGAGGATTTCCGGCTCAGGAAGCGGCATCGGCGTCCTCCTTTCCGGCTGCGGCCCCGAATCCGGCAGCCATGACCATGCTGCGCTCCATCAGCTTCGCCAGATCGTCGTCCTCAACCTTGCCCGCCAGCAAATCGGCAAGGGCAAGCTGGAGTTCGTCAAAGCTCTTCGCCGATTCCACGGCATTCTCAACTTGGCTGCAAAACTCGGCGCTGGCCTTCAGTACTTCGGGGAGCAGCGCGTCAATGGCCTTGTCGAGGCGAGCCTGCGCGTCTTCGGCACTGGTGAAATCGTCGGGCGCGGCAAAGTCCGGGCCTTTCTTCTTGGCGTCGTCTTTACCCTTCTCGTCCTCAGCATCCTCCGTGTCCTCGGCGGAGTCGTCCTTCTCCTTGTCCTTTTTCTCGTCCGGTTGCGGCTTGTCCGCGGCGAGCTCATCAACCGGCGTGCCTTCGCCCTCCAAATCGAACTCGTCCGGCTTCAGGCCGTAGTCGCCCTCCAGATGGGGCCGCAGCCACTTCACGCCCATGGACTTGAGCTTGAGATCGAGGTCGGCCTTTGAAAGCAGGTCTTCCGGCTCCTCGTAGCTGAACAGCGGCGCGAGTACGTCCGGCCCGACATTCACGCGCGCGTATACCCAACAGATTTCGTTGAAGACGTCGGCAACCATCACCTTGTCCGCTTCCGCGATGTCGTCGGCGACGCCCTTGTGCGCTTCCGTGGCCGCAAGGGAATTCTTGCCGTCCGTCTCGATGGTGAGGGTCTGTCCCATCAGGACTTTGGAGATGGCCCGATCCTGCCGGGCAAGAAAGTCCTCATGCAGCTGCGCCTGCGTGGTCCCTGCGGAAAGGAACTTCACGTCGGACCCGGCGGGCATCACGGCCACACAGTCCTGCACCATGCGCGCCAAATCGGCTACTATCTCGCGCTTTTCCATGTCCTTGGCTTGAGGCGGCGCATTGCCGACGATCCACGGCATCCCGTGCCGTTCGACAAATTTCGCGTAAAACTGGAGCCCGCCGCGCTTGAAGGCGACCGGCCAGAGGCAGCGGGACAACAAGCGCAGGCCGTAGGGGTTATCATAGGTCGGCTGGTGGACGGCGATGACGAACTTCGACTCGGGCAGCGGCACGGGATCGGCGCAGGATTGGCCATACGCGCCACGGAACAGCGGGCGGTTCCGCTGGTCGAAGGCGAACCAGTGGTACGGGCGGGCCACGATGTCCCGCAGGTGCCACCAGCCGCCGTCAAGCTCCCAGAGCAGCTCCAGCGGCGTCATGCCGTAAAACGGCGCATCAAGGATTGATGAGATGATCGTGCGCAGGTTGGTGCGCTCCAAGTCCGCCATGAACCGCTCATGAACGAGCCGGGCTTTCGCATCCGCGTCCTTCCCGTCCGGCGCGCCGGGGCGGAAACAGTAGTGCTGACAGTTCTGGACGCGGTACTTTCTGGCCAGCATCGCCGTGGTCACCTGATCGTCCGCCGCCAGCTCCATGAGCACTTCGGCATCCTCCGCCCGCTTCCGGAGCACGGGGTCGGGATCGGGGAGCTGCGTGAGCCACCCGCCCACGTCGCCGAGATACAGCCCCGCGTTCTGGCGCGTGGCCAGCTCCGTGGTCAGCGACTCGATGGAAAAAGTCCGGAACGTGCCGTCAGCGAGATAAAGTCCGTCTGCCATAAAAAAACCTCCGATCCCCGCCATGATGGACGGAAATCGGAGGCCACGCCGGAATCCTCGCACGCTGTGCAAACAAAAAAAACGGCGTCCGGAGACACCGTTTTTTCACTCAAGATGAGAATGGTCAGATCAGGCTGGCCTGCTTCGGCCCCGGCTTGACCTCGCGTTTAGCTTGTTTGTTCATGGCTCTGCCCTCCCCGTAGTCCAAGTAGTCGGGTTTGGCTCCGGCCAGCAGTTCCCGGATGGTCAGAATCTGGATGCACTGGAACCGCTTGCCGTTGGGGTACTCGTAGTGCCCGGCGGCGAGGGCGTCCGTCCGCATCTTCCGGCTGGGTTCCTCCAGCGTGAGCAGGAAGGCCATTTGCGTATTGTCCTTACTGGTGTTGAGCAACCCTGCCAGTTCGCGGATATGGTTCGCCGGGATTTTTCCACTCTTCACAGACACGGCGATCTTGAAGGGCTTCTTCGCGTTCGGACCGTCATAGGCCCAGATGAAGCCGTCAAGCCCGCCGTCCGCCCCCTTCTTTTTATCCTGCGCGGGCAAGGCGTCAATGAGCGACAAGGCCCAATATTGGAACTGGTACCGCCCCTCAAGGCCGGAACTCTCTGCAAGATATCGGGCCGAGTCCACATCTTTAGGGGCGCCGGACACCTGAAAGGCGCAATCCGGGAATGCCTTGCGGATACGCTGCGTGATCAGGGAAATGGCAAGGTGCGTGACGTCGATGCCTATCCATTTGCGTCCGAGCTTTTGGGCCGCATGGATCGCCGTACCGCAACCGCAGAACGGATCGAGCACCACGTCCCCGGGGTTGCTGCTGGCCCTGATGATGCGCTCCAGAAGAGCCACGGGCTTTTGCGTGGGGTAGCCGAGATATTCCGACTGGGTTCCGTGCAGGTGTTCAATATCGTCCCAGAGATCAGTAATGGGCTGCCCCTGCATTTCATCCAGATACCGCTTGTAACGGGGAACACTTCCCGGCTCGGTCTGTGCGATCCGCCCCTCATCATATGCCGCCCGCATCCGCTTCTCTGTCCACCTCCAGACTCGCGTGACACCCAGGAATTCATAGGTAAGGTTGGGCCTGTTTCTATTGGGATTCGTCAGATCCGCTAGCTGGTACAAACGGCCATCAGCATCTTTATGGCGATAAAATTTATTTATATATTCCTGATTATACTCTGTGTATATCTTGTTGAATAGTGCCAAATCCGTTTTTGCATACCGCAAAATAACATCATGCGTCGTTGGAAAATTAATTTTTACATGACTTTTAGGCTGAGAGCGCTTCCATATAAGTTCGTTACGAAAGTTGACAGGGCCGAATATCCCGTCCAGCACAATCTTCAGATAGTGGCTCGCGGTCGGGTCACAGTGCAGGTACAGGCTCCCGGTGTCCTTCAGTACGCGGCGCAGCTCCACAAGGCGACTAGCCATCATCACAAGGTAGGCCATCATGTCGTTGTCGCCCAAAAATTGCCTCAACGCCGCCAGAATATCGGAAACGGAGCCGCCCTCCGGATTCCGCAACAACTCGACGAACTCCCGCTGCGCCTGCTCGCCCCAGTGCCACGTATCCTCAAAGGCCGTGATCTGGGCACTCGCCCCGCCATCCTTCGGCGGTGCGAAGAACGCGTTGTAGTCCCGGTTGGAATTAAAGGGAGGATCAAGGTAGATCAGATCGACGCAGGCGTCGGGAAAGGTACGGAGAACTTCCAGACAGTCACCGTAATGGAGGGTGCTGTCCATCATGCACCCTCCTGAAAAATATGGCTATTTAGAGAGAGAGAGAGAGAGAGAGAGAGAGAGAGAGAGAGAGAGTCCCTCACACATCTGACTAATACATCCAATGTGGATAATTTCTCTTTAATTTTCTATATTTATAGGAAGATACCGGAACCCGATCCCGACAGGTTTTACCGGCTTTCTTCCCTGGTTGATTATCCGTTTTTTTATCCGTTTTTTGCCAGACGCCTTCTATTTTCCCAAGAATATACCGTAGTTATTGAGAACAAAAATTTTTCCGAAAAATTTTCATTTTTTTCGGCTGCGTTCCTTTTTGTTCTCCGTACAGAACTCCCCTTGACCATGTTGCCTCCCGCATGGTCGGCGGGAGTTTTTTGCATATACGGCTCTGTCCTCTTTCCCCCGGCTCCAGACGACCTTCCACGCATACGCGCGCCTCCACTGAACGCGCCGTACCCTCCGGGCAGACGCCGGAAGCCTCTCCCGGCGCTGCCTCTGCGGTTATGCGTGATGCCCACGTTCGAGCGATCCGTCAACTCGCCTCAAGAGGACTTTCCATTGAGGAAATAACGCCAAGCCCAGGAAAACAAAAAAGCCGTCGAGCGGCAACTCAACGGCTTCTTGCAGAACTGTGTTCTTACCAATGCAATGTAAGAACAACAGTAACCGTAAGGTTCATCGTTGTCAATAACGAATCTGCTGTTTTTGTCTTTTTTCGGGCCGGGAGAAAGAAAAAATGGAGACGTTTGCCCCAAAGGGAAATATTTACGGCCCAATTCTGCCACAGTTTGTTCTGCAAATGTCCATTACGTTTGGAGCAAAAACCATGTACGCGATCTTGTGTGACTATGCCGCCGATAAAGACCATTGCTGGCCTTCACAGGCAACGCTTGCCAAAAGACTTTCATGCAGCATCAGCAGCGTCAAAAACTACCTTGCCGAGCTTGTCAGAGAAAAACTCATTTCCATCAAACGGGAGCAATACCGTTCTTCTGTTTACTATCTTCTGCGCCCTGAAGAACTGACCAAAAAGCAAGTGACAAATTTTGCGGACAAGCAGTCAGAAGCTGACTGCCATGAGGCAAAATCTGGCTACTTAAACAATCTTAGCAAACAAAGAAAAGAAAAATACTCCCCCCTTTCCCCCCATGCGCACGGAGAGACGGTCAACCCTGTTCGCCGCATGGTCAGAACGCCTGCGGCGGGGGGCGTGTCTTCTTCTCTTCCCGATTTTGAAAGCGTCTGGGCCATGTACCCCAAAAAGGAGGCCAAGGGCTTTGCCCGCATGGCCTGGCTCAAACTCGTGAGAAGCGGCCAGCTTCCGTCACTCCCTGAACTTCATGCCGCCATTCAACGCTTTGCCTCTTCGGAAAACTGGCAACGCGAACAGGGGCGCTTTGTGCCGCAAATGGGCAACTGGCTGCGCGGACAACGCTGGCTCGATCCGGTGCGGCCTTCCGGTCAGATAGGCGAGGGACACACTCAAGACCTGCGGAGGGCAATGCAGGCACGGGAGGAACGGGAACAACGCCAGCATGAGGCGTGGAGCGCGAACAAGGCACGGCTGCGGCCTGAGTTTGAGGCATTCGCGGCGAAATTTCCGCCCGTGGTCAATGATGCCATGCCGTTCGGCATCTGGCTGCACCTTCATTCCCAAAACCGTGCGCCATCTGCGGACGATGTTCCACCAGAAAATGCCCTGGGCATCATCGAATTTCTCCAGGATTACAAACGCCGCCGTCAGGCCGCCGACTACCGGATGCAACGGGAAACACCGCTGAATGACCGAAAGGATGCCGGAAATCCGTGTCGTTTAGTGGGAGAAATCCTGAAAGGCATGGGCGCGGCGTTCCGCACGGGAAACGCCTTCAAAGCGCCTGATTTTCCCATAACCGCTTGTACATAGAGGATTACCGTGAAGCTAAAAATATGCTGCCTTCTGGCCTTGACCGTCCTTGCCGGACGACCGGCGTTTGCGGACGACATGCCCGCCACGCCGCCCGAAAAACACAACACCGTTCTCGGACAGACGGAAAAGAAAACCGCCCAGAACCCGGCGGACAAAAAAGCGCGGGACGCGCAAGCCCTGTTTGAAGAGAGTCTGCGGCAGATGATGCCGCTGGATGAGAACCAGATACAGGAATACCGCTCGCGCTCGGACGAGCGTGACCGCGCCCTGCTGCCCGTGTCTCCGGCATTGAACACGCGCACGGTGCGCGTGACGCTGGAGCCGGGCCGTTCTCCCGTGCCTGTGTTTACCACGGCCAATATCGCCACGTCCCTGGTCTTCCACGATTCCACGGGCCAGCCCTGGCCCATCACCTCCGTAACCAACGGCGGGCCGTCCTTCTTTCAGGTGCTGCGCCCGGAACTGCCGGACGGAAACCTGCTCAACGTCATGCCCACTCAGGGCTACGCCACATCAACCATTGTGGTGACGCTGGAAGGCCGGGACATGCCGCTGGTCGTCCGGCTGGAATCGGATTCCGTGCGTGCGCCGGAGCGCAAGGCGGATGCGCTGGTGCTGTTTCAACTTGCCCATCACGGCCCGAAAGCCGCCCTCTCGATTATCAAGGACATCAAGGAAACGGCGGATTCCGCCATGCTGGCGTTCCTTGACCGCGTTCCGCCGAAAGATGCCCGGCGCGTCCGCGTGGAGCCGGGGGCTGATGACGTGCTTGTCTGGAGTCACAACGGCAAGCACTACGTCAGAACCGTCCACAGCCTGATGTGGCCCGCCTGGACAGCAGTGGTCAACGGCGCGGGCAATACCAGATGTTACGAAGTCCCGGTTACATCGAGGATCATGCTCTCCAGAAACGGACAGATTCAGACGCTTCTCCTGAAGCCTTCCAGATGAGGGAATGCCATGAGCGATATGACAAGCACGGAAAAAAAGCGGCGACTCATCCTGTTCAGCCTTCTGGGGGTTGCGCTCGCCGTCTCCATACTTCTCGCGTCCTTTTTCCTGTTCTCCCCGGAAAAACCGTCCGCCACAGCCAGCCTGACTTCGGCAAGGACGGACGCCATCAGCGGCAAGGCGGGAGGCGAAGGCTCGGAAGAATACAATCAGAAGCTGAAGGAGCACGACACGCGACAGGCCAATGAAGCTCTCAAAACGGGTGAAAGTTTTGTGCCCACGCCTGTGGGGCAACGGAAACCCGTGGTGAGAAAAAAGGAAGACACGCCCCCGGCCCCGCCGCCGGTCGCGCCGGTGCGTACCGCGCCCGTCCAGATGCCGCGCACGGACAATACCATGCTCAAGCGCATGATGGATGATTTGGCGGCCTTGGATACGAAACTGTCCGCCGTTGCCGTGGGTGAAGGTCGGATAGTCTATCTGCGCGACTTTTCAAAGGAAGCAGCACATGCTGCCGCGCCTGTTGCGGCAACGTCAGAGACAACGCAGTCAGGGAACACGCTTCCCGCCGTGACGCTCAAGCCGGGCGATCTGCTCTATGCCATTGTGGATGTGGGCGTAAACTCGGATGTGCCGTCCGCCGTGCTGGCGACAGTCACATCCGGCGCATACCGCAACGCGCGGCTGATGGGCGGCTTCCAGCGTCATGACGAACGCCTTGTGCTGGCCTTCAACCGGGCCGTGCTGCCTTCCGGCGAGACCGTCCAGCTTGAAGCCTATGCCGTTGATCCGTCCACTTCGGAAGCCTCGGTCGCCAGCTCCGTGGATACCCACTTTTTCAGCCGCTGGGGCGGGCTTGTCGCGTCCGCCTTCCTTGAAGGATTGGGAAGCGCCAAACGCTACAGCGGCGCGCAAAGCACCATCTACGGCTACGGCAATGACACCACGGATCAAATGGTCTGGAACGAATACAGCGTGGAAGACCAGGCATGGATAGCCGCCGGGAAAGTAGGCGAAAAGGCCGGGAAAATCTTTGAAAAGGGCTTTGACCGTCCGCCGACCGTCCGACTGGAAAGCGGCACTCCCGTGGGCGTTCTCATCCTGAACGTCAAGGGCAGGTGATGACATGGACAATTACGTCGCCAACGTCATCCCGCACTTGCAGCAATGGTGGCCCGTGCTTGTCCGGCTGGCCTATCTGGTGGGCGTCGCCTTCGCCGTGGTTTCGCTTGGACAGGCCATCAGCCACAAGCATCGCTTCAACCGCTCCACAGCGGTCTGGACATTCGTCTGCGCGGTTTTGCTGCTCAATCTGCCCGCGCTCATGGATTCCCTGTCCATGACGGTATTCAACCAAAGCTCGGAGCAGTCGTTGAGCTACAGCCCGCCGTCTTCGCCCGGTTCCGTCTACATCCAGTTCGCGGTGTACGCCATCGCCACGGTGGGCCTCATCGGCATTGCGCGGGGGCTGTGCCTCATGCGCGACACGCCCAATCAGCCCATGAACCTCAGCCGGGGCCTCGTCCATCTGTTCGGCGGAATCATCGCCGTCAACCTCGTCACCTTCCTGCGCGGCATCGGAGCCACCATAGGAGGGGATGTGCAAACATATATAGCCAGAATTATTGGCTGAAGGAAACACCATGAACACCATCAAGAATACGTTTTCCGTTTCTCCCGTCCGCTTCACCGTCGCCTGCATGGGCATGGCCGCCGTCTGGCTGTTCGCACCCGAAATAGTCCATGCCGCTGTCACCTTCGGAGAAATCGGCCAGAACATTGCCGACAACTCCAAGGGTGTCGCCAGGGGCATCACAATGGCGGGCTATGCCGCCGGAGCGGGCATGGGCGTGTGGGGTTGTGTGGACATGTACAAAGCCTCATAGTGTCAAATATCATCCAAATTTGTACAAAATATATTGCTATTATTGAATAAAATTTTATTTTAGCATCCAATGAAATTTGAAAACGTACATAGACATACCCCCAATTTTGGGGTACGCATCGGGGTAAGAAAAACCACAAAGGAGGATTACCCCATGCCCCTGACCGACACCGCTATCCGCGCCGCGAAACCCGCTGAAAAGGCACAAAAACTCTTTGACGGCAAAGGGCTGTACCTGCTCATAACGCCGAGCGGCACAAAGAGCTGGCGGCTGAAATACCACTTTCTGGGAAAGGAAAAGCTGATTTCCCTCGGCTCGTATCCCTCAACCTCCCTGAAAGAGGCAAGGGAAAAGGCAGCCGACGCCAGAAAGACGCTTGAAAATGGCATTGACCCGTCCGCTCAGCGAAAGCAGGACAAACAGCTTGCGCAGAATACTTTTGAGCTGGTGGCGATGGAGTGGATCGAACGCCAGAAAACCAAATGGTCGCCAAACTATGCAGACACAACCTATCGAAGGCTGAAGCGGAATATTTTCCCGTTTATCGGTTCCAGACCCGTCAACGCCATAACCGCGCCCGAACTTTTGACGCTTCTGCGAAAAGTTGAGGCTCGCGGCATCATAGGTACTGCCCATGCTCTCAAGAATCACTGTTCCTGCATCATGCGCTACGCCATTGCCACAGGCCGCGCGGAACGTGATCCGGCAGCGGACTTGCGGGGTGCTCTCATGCCCCATGTAAAAAAACACCGTCCGGCCCTGACGACGCCTGAGAAGGTCGGTCGTCTGATGCACGCCATCTACAACTATCAGGGTTCACTGGTCGTCAAAAGCGCCTTGCAGCTCATGGCGCTTACCTTTTGCCGGACAACCGAAATTCGTTGCGCGGAATGGCAGGAGTTCGATTTTGAGGACAAGCTTTGGCGCATCCCGGCGGAACGCATGAAAATGCGGCGCGACCACCTTGTTCCTCTCAGCAGACAGACATTGACCGTTCTGGAAAAACTGCGGGCGTATTCCGGCGGCAACCAGTACGTCTTCCCCAGCTACCGTTCCGAAGCAATTCCATTCGGAAAAACAGCCCTCAGCAGGGCCATACGCCGCATGGGATTTGAAGAGGATGAAATGTGTCCGCACGGTTTCCGCGCTATGGCCTCCACCCTGCTGAATGAACTCGGCTACAACCGGGACTGGATTGAACGCCAGCTTGCCCATGCCCCTACGGAGCAGATACGCGGGATTTACAACCGGGCTGAATACCTGCCGGAACGCCGTCGTATGCTCCAGGAATGGGCCGACTATCTGGACGGCCTGAGAGCAAAAGCGCGGCAGGAGGCCGAACTTGAATAG